GTCGTTGTGTAAAAGGCTGTTAGTAATGCTTGTATTTTGAATTAGGTACTTAGCCTGGCTTGCTGCGTCGTCGGCTACCTGGGGGCTTGTGGCGCCTAAGTGTTGAATACTGGCCCTGTTTACTATTAGGTCGGCGTTAAAAATAATGCCCAAACTGTTATACGGTATGTTCGTTCCGTCGTCGTGAAAGTCGGCGACGCTACCCGAAAGGGTATTACCAATGCGCGGTTGGCTAGTTATGTCGCCTGTCCTTGACATAAAAATACGGCCCTGTTCGGCTGCCTGTATTTGGTCTATATACGCTTTTACGTTGGTACCTTCGGCAACCGTGTAGGCAGCTGCACCGCCCAATGTTTGGGTACCTGTTTCAATGTCACGCGTTAAAGCCGGATAAGCAACTTCGGGCAAGTCCAATACAGCCGATAGGCGGGCACTTGATAATTGTTCGGATACGTTAAATTCGGCTAACGCTGTTTGGGCTAGTAAATAGAAATCGTCGGCACAATACACGCTTACTGTGTTTTGTCCGCCCAGTTCGTAGGTGTAGTCATAGTTGACTATCTGCCCAACAAACAACGTTATAAACGTGCCCACGCTGTTATATCTGCCGAACGATACCCGCCGCAATGGTGCCAAGGTAAATTGCCCTGCAGGGTCTACGTACGGGCTAGACGAATACAACGGGTTTAAGGTACCGCCTGCTAGGTCGTCGTTTAAATTAAATGACATTGTGCCAGCGCTAAATTGGTCGCCTACGTCACGGCGCCCGCGTTTAATGTTTACGTTTGTCGAGTATTCCAGCATTGGTGCAAATTCTGTCGTACCGTCTAACACGTACTGGGTGCCGTCTAGTACGCCGCGCGTTGCGTCGTCAAGGGTAAACGCGTCAAGCATAAAACCCGTGTCTATAAACAGTTCGTAGTTACCGCTTTCAATTACTGACGTAGCCATTAACTAACCGCAATATTTGCGGGGCCTGCAGCCCTGTTATATGCCCTAATAGCGTTTACCACGGCTTCGCCTATTTCCGCGCTAGTTGATATGCCGCCGCTTACGTTGACCGTTACGCCACCGCCAGGCCCGCCGTAACCTGGGGTTGGTTTGCTAATAGGCGCGGCTACTGGCATAGTAATTGCGTCGTTAAACCCAGCCGATATGCCTTTAACGTCTGCCAATTTAAGGCCCTTGCCTGCTAGTCGTGCCTGGGCAATAGCGAACGCGGCTTCGACGCCCTTCAAATACTGTTGCGCGTTAGATACGCCCGCGCCGTACCATTGTTGCGCTGCAGATTGACCAATTAAATCGGCTGCATATTTGGCGCTTTCAACCAGCGCGTTAGTTTCAATAATGGCGGTAGAACCACCTTTAATAAGTTCTAAGGCGATAGCCGCGCCGCTGTCGCCACCAGCTGCTAGAACGGCTGCTAACGCGTCTTGGGATAATCCAGCCTTTAGCAACGCTTGTACGTTGGCGCTGTAATCGTTTATGCCTTTAACTTGGTCACGTAGACCGGATAGAAACCCCGCGCCTGTTTCGTCGCCTGCGTCTTTAGCGTCTTTAAAACTAAACGCGTCTTGTAAACCTTTAGACACGCTGCCTGCAAAATCGTCAAACGCGCCTTGGGCGTCGTCTAATCCTGTTTTGGCTGCGTCTAACGCTTTTGTTAAATCCTCTTGTAATGCTTTAGCGGCGTCGCTTACCGCGGTATCGGCTTTTTTGGCCGCCCCACCTACCTTGTCTAACTGCTCGACAACTGGCGCCAACTTTATTCCTAACGCTTCGGCTTGGCCGCTTAACCTGTCCGACGCTGCACCGTTAGACCGTTGCGCTGCAACGTTGGCGTTTAACTTGGCTGTTAAATCCGATATGTAAAATATCGTTGCCGTAAATTGTAATTCCAAGTTGGCTACGTTGTTTTTTGCTGCTCTTGTAGCGCTGTCTAAACCTGTTATTAAACCTGTTAAACCCCATAGGCTGCCCGATATAGCGTCGAGTATTGTAAATTTCATGCGCGCAAATTGAAGCGACGCCGACACAGTAAATTTCTGTATGTAGGCGCCTGTAACGCCCATGTTTTTTACGAACGCGTCAAGCGCCCCACCAAACCCACCCGTACCAAACGCCTTAACAGCCTCGTTAACTGCGCCAGGTAATAGCCCTATAGCGTCTTTAACGTACTTGTTGTTAAGAATTGCGTACCCAATAGTTTCGTTAAGTTCGTCAAAAACAGTACCCAGGCGTTTTAGTTGCCCTTCATAAGTGTTAGCGGCTGCAGCTGCAGCGCCGCCAAACTGTTTATTTAGTACGGCTTGGGCTGCCCCAAAATCTTTAGTTTTAACTATGTTGGGGTCAAGTGCTATACCTAGTTTTGTTAAGCCGCCTAAATTTCCGTTATAGGCCTTGCCCAAGGCCAGCGACACGGTTTCTAAATCGCGCCCAGTACCGGCAGACACATTTAACGCAAGGTTTAAAAGGTCTTGCCCCATAGTTAAATCGTTTGTTGCACGTACCAGCGAACCCAGCGCGGGGCGTAATTGGTCGTCTGCTACGCCTGTAGCAAACATCATTTGGCTAACGAAATCCTCGGTTGCCGCAATAGTCATACGCGACGCGCCCGTAGTGTTTTCTAATTGTTTGGCTAGTAGCGCTTGGCTTTTTTGGTCCTCGATAGCGGCGTTAACTGCTTTAGTTAAACCTGTAACTATTAGCGCGGTTGAAGCTGCGAACGCGGCGCCTACTGCTACGCCTGTTTTGCCAAACTTGCCGAACGCTTTTTCTGCCGCCGATATGCCTTTATCGGCAAACGACGTAATAATTGGGATATTTATACCAGCCATTAGCGAACCTTCATTTGTCGATTAGTGACGGCCATAACTTGTTCCACTACTTTAAGTACGTCGGCGGTAACGGTAGGCCTGTTTTTTTCTACGGCTACGTCAATAACGCGCGGCTGTTTGCCTTCCTCTACGGTTAAGTTTGTTACAAATTGGCTACTTGTGTTTCGCCCTGCGTGGTCATAGATGACGCCTGCAGCGTCGGCGCTCTGTACGGTCATTAGACGATAAGGCTTAGCGCCAAATACAACTTGTTCGGTATAGCCGCCCCTGTCAAAATTTACGTAGCGTTCTTTACTGCCACGTACGCCAACCTTAATTTTAAAGCCTTTTTGTACGGCGTCAGTACGCCACGTAGTTTCACGGCCTTTAACTAGGTTGCCTCGAACCATGCCGGATAGTGGGGCGCCGTTGCCTTTTGAATTAGGGTAACTTGCCACCATTTGGCGGGCTTCATTTAAAATAGACGCGCCAGCGTTCTTAATTTGTTTGGTTACTAAACGCCGATATTTAGGGTCTATGTCGTTTAACAATTTTAAGGTTTCTTGGATACCTTGAATTTGTAACGGTAGTTGGGCCACGGCGTTTACTTTCGTTGTTTGTTGTTGTCTGATAATACAGCAACAACAGTTGCCAAGTCGTCTATGTCAAACGGTATAGACGGGGGCCACCACGAAATTGCTACCAACAGTTCGGCAAGTTGGCGCCCGTGGGTGCCCCTTAAGTGGGGTTTACGGCCTCGGTGTCGACTACTTCAATGTTTGTTAAGCCTTTAACAAACGTGTCAAACTCTGCTGGTACAACAATTTTATTTAACTTAGACGCCTCATACGCCATAAATGCTAAATCCTCTATGCCAATACCTGCGGCCATGTCCGACGCTTTACGTTTGTATTTGCGTTCCCACAAAATAATAACGTACAAGTTTGTTACCACCTCATAGGCGGTATCGGCTGTTTCTACTTTAAGCGTAAGTTTCATTGTCTGCCTTTTGTGTCGGGCCTTTACAGGCGTTTAATTAAACTTCAAGAACGCTATAAACTCCGCCTGTAAACGTAACGCTAATTGTGCCCAGCGCGCCTAAAGCCATTTCATACGGCAAGGCTTCCAAGTATGCGCCTGTAAGCGTCATGGTTGGATTAGTTGCGGTGCCTGGGCTTGTTGCGCTGCTTGACCACGAAACAGTAGTAGACGTGCCCACAAGCGATTTAAGCGTTGCGTAGGTTTCTGAAGCTGCAAACGATAGGTATAGGTCAAGGGTCAACGTCGAGTTTTCAAGGCCTGCCACGTAGACGCGTGAACCTGAACCAAAAGCGGTACTTTCTAGCGCCTCAATAGTGCGCGTAAAAGTAAGGCCGTTGCATTGGTCCTGCAGCGAAACGCTGTTAACCGTGACGTTTGGTGATGAAAGATAAGTGCTAGTAGCCATTGGCTTTACTCCTCGTTTGTGTCTGTCTTAGTTTTAGCACCTTTAGGCGCCTTGGTGGGGGATTGAATAACGAAACCGCCCGCTATAAGCGCGTCAATGTTTACGCCTTCAACCGGTACGTATTCGTCGCCAGGCGTACCGATACGGGGGCTAACTATTTCGTATTTCATATGCACCTATCTTAGGCGGTTGCCTGGGTTTGTAGGGTTATGGTCAAATCGTAGGCGGGTAGTTCGCTGCCGCCAATAACTGCAACTGTTGGGCGCCCGTCGGTTACGCCAATTTTTTTAGTAACGACCTTGCTAGCCAAGTTGAGTAATGACCGTTGCGCGTCAAGGTTGCCAGGCCCCAGCGTAATTATGCGTATTGGAAAAGTCATTTCTACGACGTTGTTTGAATACACGGTAAACGTAGGGGCGTCTATAAACGCGCAAGGCGCTACAAGGTTACGGGGGTCTGTTACTACCTGTAGCCCTGTAATGGTCGTTAGCGACGCTGCCAAGTCGTCTAGCGCCTCGTTAAACAGGTCTGTAAAAGCAACAGGCATTAGGCAACCTGCGGGCGTGGAATACCTAAAAGTTGTTTAATCATTGGCGACAGGCCGACGCTGTTACCTGCGGGCAGGCCGTCAAAACTAGCAAAATCTGTTACCGCGCCACGTTGTCGATACAAAAAACCGCCGTAGGCAATAGTGCCCAGGGTAACGCTGTTACTAGGGCTAGTTGCCTTGGCGTCAATGTATCCGCTTTCTAAACGGCGTTGAAAACAAAAGTCGTTTGCAGCTGCCGCGCATTGAGTAAGAAAAGTTGTATCGAGTGCCGACGCGGTACCGATACCTAGCCAGTCCTCAATCTGTCCGGCTGTAACCCACGTGCAAGAAATCGTACCTAGCGTTACGGTTCCTGTTGCTGTAGTGCGCGTAACGTCTGCCGCTGTTTTTGCGTACAAAATTTGAAACGGTACGGGCACCTCGTAATTAAAAAGTAAATCGCCGTCGTCGTCTACGCCAATAAACAAATATTCGGGTACAGCGTAAACGGTGTAGGTACCGTTAAAAGTTGCGTCAACGCCTGCTACAACAATAGACGCGCCAACATAAACTTCATTAGGTGTAAGCGTTTCTAAAACTGCGTAGTTGTCTATAAGCGTTTTATGCGCTACTTGGTAAACCTGCGTCATGGCGGTAAAGCCGCCTTTCGGTTAGACGAACTTAACGAATTTTGTAGCGTCTGCCATAAACGTTGCTGCATAGCCACGGTACGCAATAGTGCGGCCCAAGGTGCTAGGTACGTCTACAGAAATTGCGCCCTTTTGCTGTTCGTAAAATTCAAACCCTGCAGCTGGTCCCGCTGCGTGGCCCATAAATGAACCTGGGGTATCCTTATCGACTACAAGCACAAGGCCAAGCGGGTTGCCGTTCCAGTTTGAAGCCGACAACTGGCCTGGTGCGTTCATAGCGCCAATCTGTGGGAATACTGGGCGGCCTGTGCTGTCAACCAATGAACCCAACGCGGCCCACGTACCAGGTGTTACGACCATGTGCGTAGGTAGGTAGTTGCTGTTCAATGAAATTTGGCGGGCGCCTTCGTAAATTGCGGCAATCCAATCGGCAGGGTCCGACGTGTCGGCAACTGATGTTGTTTGAACGATTGCGCCTTGGCACTCTGTAACCGCGTACGTGTTAGTGGCCTGTCCGTAGGCGATTGCTAACTGGTTCAATACGATATTGATTGAAGCGGGGTCACTCCAGTCCAATGCCTGTTCGGACATTGTCACAAAAGTACCGAAAGTTTTTTTGTCGACATTTGAATTCGACACGGTAACAGTAGACGGGTTTAGTTGGTCTAGTTCCGGTGTCTGTTCGTCAACTACTGGCCGTACCGTAATTTTCGGGCGGCGAAATGTTGCGCCTGCACCTGGCATAGCGAGAGTTCCGATAGCCGACACGAAAGGCCTAATAGGGTTAAGTGAATCGTAGACGCTGCCCGTTATGATTTCAGGCAAAATTCCTGGCAAACTTGGGTCGGCTGTAATGTCCGGTGCTGCAGCTTGAATTTTTGCGTTCATTTCTGCAAGTACGCTGCCACCTTGTAGTGACGCTGCGATAAATTCGCCAGCGCTAGGCAATTTAAAATTACGCGGTTGCGCGTAAACGATTGGCGCGATTGGCGCGGCTTCGATAACGGCTGGGGTTTCTGTTGGCTGTGTCATGGTGTCTAACTCCTCGTTAGGTGTTTCGGTTTCTATATTAACTACTTCTTGTTCGTCT